CTCTGGGTCTGTAAACATCCCACCTAGTTACAACCAACCAGAAGGCTTACAGCCTCCAACGAAGTCTTTACTTCGAGGGGCTTCCACGAAAGAACAAATAGAATACTTACGTAAGATACGTGAGCATGTCTATAACAAACATAATATTGAATCTTGAGGAATAGAGAATGCAATTAACTACTAATACAACTGCTTTCATAGAGCAGGAGATTTACTCAGACTTTATCTTACAGAACCTACATGACGGTTTGCTAGGTGAGTCTTTCTATCGTAACGTAGCAGACTTCGGTTCAGGTGATACTTTAAACATCCCTACCATCGGTTCTGTAACAATTCAAGAAGGTGCTGAAAACGAAGCCTTCACTTACAACCCAATCGACACTGGTCGTATCACTCTATCTATGACTGACTATGTTGGTGATGCTTGGTTTGTTACTGATGACATGCGTGAAGACGGTTATAACATTGATGCACTTATGTCAGCTCGCTCTGCTGAGTCAACCCGTGCAATCCAAGAGAACTTTGAAACTCGTTTCTTAGCTGTTGCTAATGCTGGTCAGACTAATGCTAACCCAAACTCAGTTAATGGTTTTGCTCACCGCATTGGTTCTGGCGAGACTAACGACATCTTCTCTACATCACACCTAGTGTCTATGCGTTTAGCTTTTGATAAGGCTAACGTGCCAATGCAAGGTCGTGTATTTATTGCAGACCCAGTTGTTGAAGCAACTCTTAACAACTTAGTAACTATCACTAACGATGTAACGCCTTTTGCTGCTGACATCTTACGTAGTGGCATGGCTGCTGGTATGCGCTTTGTTGGTCAGTTGTATGGCTTTGACATCATCTTGTCTAACCGCCTACCTACTGGTGACTTCTCAGACGGTACTAACGCTGTTACTGGCGCAGTTGCTAACATTGCAATGTGTGTACAAGACGATCAGTGCAAGCCAGTTATGGGTGCATGGAGACGTCAGCCACGTGTTGAAGGTGAGCGTAATAAAGACTTGAGACGTGATGAGTTTGTAGTATCAGCTCGCTGGGGCTTAGGTGTACAACGTGTTGACACCCTTGGTGTTATCATTACATCTGCAACTGCGATTGCATAAGGAGAATTGAAATGGGTTTTGAATCAAATACAGGACTAGGCGTAAATAGCCATTATGGTGAGCGTGAAGTAGGTGGTTTTAAAGGTGGTGAAGCACCTTCAGCTGGTGCAGAGAAAGAGATTAGTGTTAACTTTGATGGTAGCTCTACTGGTGTTAAAGTAAAAGTTCCACTAGGCGCTATCGTGACAGAGATCGTAGATTTCTTCACAGGCTCCATCTCAGCAGCTACCGTAGGCGCGCAAGACATCTCAGCAGCTAATGGTGCAGTGGCTAACTATGTAACTGTTACTACAGCAGCTGACCTAACCATTACTGGCCCAACAGCCGGTACAGCAGTGGTTAAGTACTTATACGTAGTGTAAGCTATACAAGTCTTTAAGGGAGAAGGAGAGTAATCTTCTCTCCCTTTTTTATTGTCAGGAGGAAACACATGGCAAATATTCAACATAGAGACATTCCAGAGCTACAACTACACGAACCCAAGGGTGCAAGTACAGCAACTTCTGGACAAGTCTACACCTCAGATGGTGCTGGAAGCGGTGCTTGGCAAAAACCTTTTGACCAATTGATAGTAGTAAGAGATGCCTCAGATTTAGCAGGTACACTCTCTAGCACCAGCGTCTATTTTATAGATGGTATCATTGACATGGGCTCTCAGACTATTCAAGTTCCAGCAGGTGGTTTAAATCTTGCAGGCCACACTTTCGATGTCTCTAAGCTTACATCAAGTGCAGGGGGATATACTATGTTCACCTCTCCGGGTGGTGGTAGTGGCAACTTAATTGGCAAAGATTATGCGATAGAAGTCACTGGGGTAAGCTCTCAAGTATACAACCTAACCAGTGCCACAGGCTTTGATGCTTTTGAATTTGCACGTATTAACTACAACAACTGCACTTCTTTAGGGACAATTACAGACTACCGACAGGGCTTTGAAACTGGAACTGGTCGTTTTGGTGGTACACCCAATCTCACGTTAGCTGGCACTTGGGCTGGTGGTTACTTTATTGAGGCTAGTATTGTACGTAGTCTTGACGCAGGCATGACAGGAGCTTTGTTTCAAGTAGGAGTTGGCTTTAGTATGGCCTCTCGTTTTAGGTCGAATATGAATATTGACCTTCCTGCCAGTGCTGCCTACTTAGACTTTGCACCTTCTCACTTTCCAAATCCATCCACCCTCCAACTTGACGGAATGATCTTGTCAAGAAATGGGGCGTTTGATGCGGGGGATTCCAACCTCACACCGAACATCTCTGCTGCTGACTTGCCTAGTGCTTGGTCTGATAATGTAGGTTTGAATAATACGTTTGAAGGCGGCGAGTTAAAAATTACTTCTGAAGCTGCCACTACTATCTCCTCCACTACAACTTTCTATGACTTAGAGGGGACATGGGCTGCTCAAGACTTACAGCATTTTGACTCTCCTTCTAACTTTTTAAGGCACCTTGGCAACTCTCCAAGAGAGTATAGTATTGTAGCCTCTCTTCAGTTGGAATGTAGTACAGGAGATGATTTAAAAGTACGGGTGCAGAAGTGGGATGATAGTGCTTCTAGTTTTGTGGAGGTGGCAACCCAAACACGCGAGGTCAATTCCTTCTCGGGAGGGAGGGATATAGCATTCTTTACTATCTTGACTAACACAACCCTTGACCAAGATGACTATGTATTCTTACAAGTGAAGAACGAAACCAGTACGAGCAATGTAACAGCAGAGCTAGACTCCTTTATTCGTATAGGGAAGCGATAGTATGCGTAGAAGCCTTTTAGACATGGTGCAGGAGATTTTGAGTGATATTGACTCAGATGAAGTAGAGTCTATTGATGATACAGTTGAGGCAGAACAGATAGTCTCCATACTCAAATCAACCTACTATGCAATGATGAGTAATAGGGACTGGCCTCACTTAAGACGGTCAATCCAGATAAGTAGTTTAGGGGACACAGCTAAGCCCACACACATGAAGATACAGGACGGTGTGAAGGAGCTGTGCTTCCTTAAGTATAATAAAGAGAAGAGTGGTGCTACTAAGAAGGACTATGGCAGTGTTGAGTATTTACAACCAGACCACTTCTTACATAAGACTAACCAATGGGACAGCAGTGCTTCTGATGTTACAGTAGTGACAGACGGTGGTGGTATAGAGGTGTTGGTTAAGAATGACAAGGCTCCCACCTACTACACTAGCTTTGATGATGAGTATGTTATCTTTGACAGCTATGACAGTGCTGTAGATACAACACTACAAGAGTCTAAGATACAGTCTATGGCTTATGTTATGCCAGAGTGGACATCTTCAGACACATTCATCCCAGACCTCCCAGAGAATGCATTCACAGCATTAGTGGAAGAGGCTAAGTCTAAGGCAGCTCTAAGGCTTGCACAGAAGGCTGATGAGAAAGCTGAACAAGAGGCTGGTAGACAGAACAGATGGCTAGCACGTAATGCTAGACGAATTAATGGCGGGATACAATATCCCAACTACGGACGTAAGGGTAGAAAATGAGTGAGTATTTAGGTTATGAGATTGTTAATGCAGATGGCAATAACTGTCGGTTAAAGCGTATTAAGTCTATTGGCAAGGGCTCTATACCAACAGTTCTCACTGGTCTATACACCACTGAAGCAGATGCCATGAAAGCCATTGACAACCAGAAGTCAAGTGACAAGGTGATTAGGAATGCCAAGAAGCAATCAAACGGGTGAGTTTAACACGTTTGTAGGAGGGCTGGTTACAGAGGCATCTCCTCTTACGTTTCCAGAGAATGCCTCCATTGATGAGGCCAACTTTATACTGAAGCGAGATGGTAGTAGGGAGAGAAGACTAGGCCTTGCCTACGAGACAGGACTAACCCCCTCCTCCATCTCCTATGATATTAGCCCCATAGGGGAGATTGCTGTAAGTGCTTTTGAGTGGAGTAATGTCTCAGGTATTTCAGGTAAGACCTTTGTTGTGTGCCAAGTGCATGACAAGGCTTACATTGTTGATAGAGCAGACTCCTCTCTCTTATCTAATTCATACGTGAAGACCACCTTCACCTTAGATAATACAACAGCCACACCAGAGAGGGCAACCTTCTCGTCTATTGACGGTAAGCTTGTAGTTGCATATGGAGCTAGGTCAATTAAGGTGGTGAGCTACTACTCAGACGTAGATAACTTTATAGACCCTACAGAAGGAACCGTTGGTGTAGATAAGGTGCTTAAGACAAGAGATCTGTTTGGTGTAGAAGACATTGTTGATACTAACGATCTCCTCTCCCCTGAATACATAAACTTACGTCCTACATCTACAGCAGATGAAGATAAGCACATGTACAACCTACGTAACCAAGGCTGGGCAATACCTAGGCTGGAGTGGGACGACACTATTACAGGGTCGCCTGTTAAGATTGACCCAGTGCTAGAGTTCGAGGACAGTGGTGGTGATGAGAGGGGCTTGCCTTCTAATGCAGATACAGTTACCCTCTCCCTCTATGCTAATACAGATATGGGAGATAAGAACTCAAACAGATTTAATGATGATGGCTCTGTAAGAGAAGAGCCTGCTAAAGCCAGATCAGCTTCTGGACACTACATCATAGACCTGCTGGACAGAGGCCAATCAAGAGAGGCAGAGTATGACCGTACTTGTAATACAACAACAGGCCTCTATGTTAATGCC